ATGATATTATAAAAAACGCAATAGCAAAGAATAATAAAGTATTGTTTACATCACATAGAATCCAATTAGCTGAACAGTCATTTGATAAATTTAGTAGTTTAAAGCCACAATATCTTCAAGGCGAAAACAAAGATATAAGCAACGATTATAAATGTTTGGTAGCAACACTACAAACACTAAATAACGTGGAAATAGCACCGCCTAAAATCGTTATAATTGATGAAGTACACTATGCTTATGAATCTAATTTAGTTCAATCATTATTTGATAGGTTTCCTAATGCTATTTTTATAGGGTTATCTGCAACACCAACCGACAACAAAGGGTATTTATTAGATGGTTTTGATACTATCATTGATAACTACCAAACAAAAGATTTAATCGATTTAGGTTGGCTTGTACCTTTTAAATGTTATAGTAGTTTGTTTATTGATTTAAGCAACGTAAAAATAAAAGGTAATGATTATGATGAAAACGAATTAGAACAAGCAATCAATAAAGAAGATATAAATGGATCTATTGTGGATAATTATATTGATAATGGAGAGAAAAGACAATTCATTTGCTTTGCAGTTAATAAAAAACATTGCAAAGAATTAGAAAAAGAATTTGCCAAACAAAATATAATTACTAAATCAATAACTGCTGATACATCAACTAAACAACGTGAGTTAATTCTGCAATCGTATAAAGCTGGACTTATACAAGGTTTAATATCAATTGAAATTCTAACTGCTGGATTTGATGAGCCTAAAGTATCTTGCGTTATAATGGCAACCAAAACAATGCAATGGAAGAAGTACATTCAATGTTTAGGTAGAGGTATAAGATTGCTTGGCCAGACAATAGAAGAAAGTATTGCAAATGGTAAAAGTGATTGTATCGTTTTAGATTGTTGCGAGAATATAAAAGAACACGGATTACCAGATGAACGTAAAGTTTTAAAGTTTGGTAAAAAGATTTCTTCTGTAATTGATAGAGAATATAATTTAGATACCGATAATGAAACCAGAAAGTTAAAAACGATAACAACAGAAAAACAAGTGTTTCTAAAAAGAATTGGATCATTATTAGATTTATACGATGGTAAAGTTTATAGAAAAGAATCCGATTTGCAAGATGATGTTAATTCATTTTTAAAGAAAACCAATTACTTCTGGTGGCGACAAAATAGTGGTAAGATGTATAAAGATGGTCGTTGGGTACACTTTGCATCAAAGAGTGGATTACCAGACAACACGGTCTTTTATAAAGATACATCATTCTATTTCGGTTTAGAATTAAAACTACCTTATGGTAAACTTACTAAACACCAAAAGGAAACATTACCAGAAATGATTGAACAAAATGTGTTATTCTTTATTTGTCAATCGGTTTACGATGTTTATAAAGCAATAGAACACATTGAAACACATACAGAAACAACTGAAGATAGCTTTATTATTAGCAATTCCATCTACAATTTAGATGCTACACAAATGAATTATAGAAAAAAATTGAAATTAATAGTTTAAAATTGATATATTATTTATATATTTACAAAAACAATAAACAATGAACACAAAAAAGAAATTAATCGAATACAAAGAAGATACCGAAATGGTATTAAAAATTCAAGCAGTAATGTTAGGTATTAGCTTACAAAAGCATATATCTAATGTTCTGGATCAACAAGCATCTAAAAAAATGAAGTTATGAACGCACAAACAATTTTAATACTATTCTTTGCATTATGTTTTATTATAATGACAATAAAATATAGTATAGAAAGAAAACGATACGAAAACGCAAACTTCAATAGAAAGTACTGGTTAAAAAAGTATAAACAAACGTTAAGTAAACTAAATAGTTTACAAAATAATTAAAAGTAAATAGATTTGTTTACAACGGAATTAAAAAACATAGAAAAATAATAACACTTTTCGGTGTTAAGTTTGTATTAGATAATGAATAACATAATAGATAACAACGGATCAATAAGATTTCTAAACTTTAAATGTTTAGATACAAGTACCGAATATCAAATACTTGGTACAAGTTCAACGTATAAAGGGATTGGTAACGATCATCATACAATGTCAACATCTAAATTAAAACGTTCTGATGGCGTTGTAAGACATTTAACACAACCACAATTAAAACAAAGATTTGTAAATATAATAAAGATATGAAAGCAACCAATAAACATTATGAATCTGGTAAAGATTATGATTTGATTGATGTGATACACGATTACCAACTAACATTTAATCGTGGTAACATCGTTAAATACGTTTTTAGAGCAGGAAGAAAAGATAATGAATTGCAAGACTTAGAAAAAGCATTAGACTACTTAAAAAGAGAAATTAAATACTTAAAACAATGAATAATATAGAATTAAAATCAGAGGGGAAAGACCATTACAGACTATTTATTAATGGCGTTGATGTTACTGGCAAACAAGAACGATCGGTATTTAGACACATAGTGCAAACAATAGATAATAAAATTTATCAATATTAATTGTTTTATTCATTTATTTGTTATAAATTGCAACTATGAAATTAAAATTTTTAACCACAAACATTGAAACAGACGAAGATATTTATGTGGATCTCTACATAGATGAAACAGAAATAAAAGGTTTCTTCGTGCCTTTTCAATTCGATAAACACGATACAATATGCCTTTTTTGGGCAAGTGAACTAATTACAGTGCAACAAACTCCAGAACTATTACATTTTTTAGATAGTAACATCAGAAAGATAAACAAAATAGAAACAAAATGAAAAATTTACTTAAATTAATCGTATTAGTAGTATTAATACAAAGTTGTGATAGTTTTGAAAAAGACATCATAAAAACATTTTGTGAATGTAATAAAATTACATACTTCTACAAGATAACAAACAATGATGTAAACCAAATTGAATCGTATATCATTAGCACCGATAAAATAGAATGTGCTGAACCTGTTTTTAAACAACCAACATCAACACCTAACGTATTTTATAGCATAAAATGTCAGAACTAAAAGATATCAACGAATTAACACAACAAGATAAAGACGATTTATTTCAGTCTTATATCGAATTGATTGATCCACCAAACAATGAAAGTATAAAGTACTTTAAAAACGAGTTCTATAAAAACATTATCCATTGTGAGATTCTTTATATGCCGTATTGGTTGGTAATGGAATTATACATAAAAGGTTTTAATGTATTAGACTTAGATGAGTATATTAACGATAAAAAATAAATTAGTATATTTGTACTAATTTTTTATACTTATGATAACAAAAACAGAAACAAGACATCAAAGACAAGTAGAAAGAGTATCTAAGTGGGTTAATTTAGGTAAATCATTAAGAAATAAAAGGAAGTATTAAATGGCTGCTGAAGAAAATAATAACTATGCTGAATACATCACTAAAGAGTTTTCTTTAGACTTATTATATAAAGCTAATGAGGTTATAAATGAAGATTGTTATTTCCTTTCTGATGTTGCTGATAAGTGTGGAACTTACCGTGAACAATTCAATTATATAGCAAAAAAGTTTAAAAATGACTTCGAAGTTTTTAACACGATAAAAAGATTAACTAATAAATGCGAATCAATAGTTGTAAAACATACTGCAAGTGGTAAGATAAATGTCGCTTTAGGAATCTTCATATTAAAGTCTTATCATTCACTTATTGAAACGTCTAAACTTCAACACGAGGGTGGAGATAAAGATAAACCAGTTAGTGTAATTAGTTTAGGTAATGGAACTAAGCCTAATGAATGAATCTACTACCAAAACAAGAAAATGCAGTTTATTATTTAAAAGATAAAGAAACTAAAGAAATTCTTTATGGTGGTGCAGCTGGTTGGTAAATCTGCTCTTGGTTGTTTGTGGTTAATTGAACAAAGTCAATTATATCCTGGCACTCGTTGGTTAATGGGTAGGGCAAAACTAACATCACTTAAAAAAACTACATTAAATACATTCTTTGAATTAACTTCATTACTCGGTATATCAGACCAATTTAAATACAATGCACAAAATCATATTATCTATTGGACTAATGGAAGCGAAATATTACTACAAGATTTGTTTTTATATCCATCTGATCCGAACTTTGATAGTTTAGGTTCATTAGAAATTACTGGTGGTTTTGTTGATGAATGCAACCAGGTAGTGCATAAGGCTTGGCAAATCGTTTTAAGTAGATGCAGATATAAATTAAACGAATACAATTTAACACCTAAACTATTAGGTAGTTGTAACCCTGCAAAGAATTGGACATACAAAGTATTCTATAAACCATATAGAGAAAATACATTATCTAACAATAGAAAGTTTATACAAGCATTACCAACAGATAACCCACACTTACCAAAGTCTTATTTAGATAGTTTACTTAGTTTAGATAAGAATAGTAAAGAAAGATTATATTATGGGAATTGGGAGTATGACGATGATCCAAGTACATTAATAGATTTAGATAGTATTTCAGATTATTGGAATCCAACACATTTAAAACCAGATGGCAATAAATACATTACTATTGATGTTGCTCGTAAAGGTAAAGATAAAACCGTTATAAGAGTATGGCACGGATGGGTTTGCATTTACAGATATGAAATTGCAAAGAGTGGATTAGTTCACGTTGTAGATAAAGTAAAAGAAATACAATTAAAGTATAGTGTTAGTAATAGTAATACTATTGCTGATGAAGATGGTGTTGGTGGTGGTGTTGTTGACTTCTTAGGTTGTAAAGGTTTTGTTAATAATAGTAAAGCATTAGATGTTGATGGTATATCTCAAAACTTTAATAACCTTAAATCACAATGTGGATATAAAATGGCTAACAAAATAGTGAATAGAGAAGTAGGAGAGTTCTGCAATGATAGTATCGTTATTGGTATTACTTCAGAGGAAATGGAACAGGTAAAGCAAAAAGATATTGATAAAGATGGTAGAGTTGCCTTGGTTTCTAAAGATGTGGTTAAAAAAATGATAGGTCGATCACCAGATGAATGGGATTCTATAATGATGCGATATTGGTTTGAGTTAGCACCTAAAGTATTTTTCTTTTAGTATATTTTAATAGACAACCTAAAACAATAACGCTTATAATGATTAGAAACAGCATAACGCTTATACTTAGTGTTTTTAAAATAGATTATCTTTGGCAATAATATAGAACCAGACCAAATACGAATAAAACGCATTTTAAATAAAAGCAGGTTTATTTCTTTTATTATAACGTATGACATAAACACAAATATAAACAATAAAACAATACAAACAACTATATCGATTTTTTTTATTACTTTTGATATTTATATAAATAAAACTTATAATGGCTAAATTGTCTTTTCGTAACCCCTTTTTCTTTAGTGGTGTAAAACAATCAATGAATAAATATAACGATGCTTTTCTTAAATGGGTTGGTGGTTCTTTTACTTCCTATGATGATAAAGGAGAAACGTATATAGATGATGGGTATAACATCAATCCTATCATTTATTCGGTAGTATCTCAAAGAGCAAACAAACTATCTTCAGTACCTTTTAACGTTAAAAAGGTTGTAGATAAAAACGAGAAAAGAAAAAGAGATAGATTAATAACATCAACTAAATTCGATTTAACACCACAACAAGAAGTTAAGCGTTTATTATACGAATCTAAAGCATTTGATGCTGAATATGCAGATTTACCTTTAGAACGACCAAACCCATTACAAACGTGGAAAGAGTTTAAAGAGTTGTACGAAACATTTATGGCATTGAATGGTAATGCTTATATATATTTGTTATGTCCAGATGGTGGTGCTGATGCTGGAGAACCTATTGCGTGGTATCTATTACCATCACATTTAACACAAATAGTATTAAAAGATAATATCGATATGTTAGGATTAGAAAGTCCAATATCACATTATACTTTAATACAAGGGATGCAATATATTGACTTTGAAGCTGAAAATGTAGTACACATAAAATATGCGAATCCTAACTTTGATTTAAACGGATCACATTTATACGGACAATCACCATTAAGAGCAGCGTTAAGGAATACGCAATCATCAAACGAAGCATTAGACTTGAATATTAAGACAATGAAAAGTGGTGGTGCTTATGGATTTATTCACGGTAAGGGAGTTCCGTTAAATGCAGAACAAGCAAGAGAATTAAAGTCGAGATTAAAAGAAATGGATGATAACACCGATAAGTTAGCTAATATACAAGGTGCATCATCTGAATTAGGATTTACAAGAATTGGACTATCTCCAGATGAATTAAAACTATTTGACTTCTTAGCATTTGATACCAAGCAAATTTGTAATGTATTAGGTTGGTCAGATAAGCTATTAAATAATGATGATGGTGCTAAGTATGACAATGTTAATCAGTTCAGAAAACAAGTAGTAACAGATACAATATTACCAGACTTAGACTTATTTGATAATGCTGTCAATAGTCAAATACTACCAAGATATAAAGCCTATAATGGTTTTTGCATTGAACACGATATAACGGAACTACCAGAAATGCAGCAAGATATTGCTAAGATGATGGAGTGGATTAAAACGGCAGTTGATATTGGTATGTTAAACAGAAATGAAGCACGTTTAGCTTTAAGATATTCAGCGATTGAAGATAGTAATATGAATGAATATACCGTTATGAGTGATATTCTAACATTAGACCAAGCAGTTAATGACTTTCCATTAAACCAACAACCTAATGAATGAGAGTACAATACAGAAAACAATGGCTTCGTTGGCATAAAGGTTATGAAAAGTATGCAGTAGTTAAGTTCCAACGAATGTTTAAGGAGTTAGCTAATAACATTCCATTTAATGCAATTAGTGAAGAAAACTATGAATCTGTTATAAATGGTGCTATAAAAGAATCAGCTTTTTATACAACATACCAAGAGGTTTATAAGCACGTTGGATTTAAACACGGACAAAGAACAGGTAAACAAATCAATGCACAAATAAAAGCAATAGAATCAAAAGCATTTAGTTTAAATGACTTTATATTTATTTGAACGTGAACTATTAAGATACATTTTAGATCGTGGTGGTAGTAGAATAAGAAGTGTACGTTATCACTACATTAGATTTATTAATGAGATTATTGCCACAGGAATAAACGATGGAAAGGCAATACGAGAAATTACAACCGATTTACAGAAGTTAATAAAGTCAAGGCGTTGGTATCGTTGGCAAAGTTTAAGAATAGCACGAACAGAAACAACAGCAGCAGCTAATTTTTCAGCAGTAACATCGAGTAGAGTTAGTGGTATTGAAATGGAAAAGGAATGGATTAGTAGCTTAGATGCACGAACAAGGCGACCACCAGAATCACAGTTCGACCATTACGAAATGAATGGCGTAAAAGTACCATTAGATAAAAACTTTGATGTAAGTAATGAAAAATTACTATTTCCTGGTGATCCAAAAGGAAGTGCTGGTAATGTTATAAATTGTAGATGTACGGTTGCACAAATACCAAAGCGTGATAAGAATGGTAAGTTAATTAGAACTAATAGATTTTAGTTTATACTTTTTATTCTTAAACAGATTATCATATATTTCTTTATGGTCAACTTGTTTTAATAACCTTTCTGTTAAATCTTGTTGTGATAAAAAACCATTACTTTTATCGTATTCAATATCTAATATAGGTTGTAATAGGTTAGGTGGTTTTTTATATTCTCTTAACCCCCATATAACTTCTTTAGACATATCATTATCTTTTACAAAGTGTTTGGTTAAACCACCAGCAGCCATTGTAGAAAAGTCTTTTATATTATTGTTTTTGGTATAAGTATTAGTATAAGTGGCGATTAACTCTATATCTCCATTATCTTTTAATACTGTTTTTTTGTTTGTACTTAATGTAACACGGTACTCTTTAAATCCGTTATCTTTTAATATTTCTAATAAGTGTTTCATAGTTAATGATTTTAAATACAAAAATACAATTTATATTCAAATAAACAACAAGTATAAGAAAATTCTATACTAAAAAACGTATTAATAAATTTTATTTATATTTGTACTTATGAATGAAATATTAAGCTATAAATCTATTGTCGGTGAAGTCAAAGACGTAGATACAAAGAAAAGGGTTATTACTGGCTACTTATCTGGTTTTGATAATAAAGACTATGATGGTGATATTATTGTTAAAGGTGCGTTTAAAAAGTCTATTGATGAACGTAAAAATGATATTTACTTTCTTAATCAACATAACTGGTCGCAACCACACGGTAAGTTTAGCGTATTAACTGAAGATAGTAAAGGGTTGTACTTTGAAAGCGAGCCTTTAATAGATACTTCTTATAGTTCAGATACATTAAAATTGTATGAAGCAGGAATAGTAAAAGAACATTCTATTGGATTTCAAACAATACTAAGTGATTACGATACTAAAGCAAGTGCAAGGATTATAAAAGAAGTAAAGTTATTTGAAGGATCAAATGTTACATTAGGTGCAAATCCAGAAACCCCATTTACAGGTTTTAAATCACTTACATTAAAAGAAGTAAACAACCAACATAAATTAATCTTAAAAGCATTCAGAAATGGAACTTTTACAGATGATACATTTAGTTTGTTAGAGATTGCATTGAAGCAATTACAGAAACAAGCATACGAATTAGGGAAAAAATCACTCGATAACAAAGAGCCGTTAATTGTTAACACTCCATTAGAAGTTGAGCCGATAAGTATAATAGAAAC